CACGTTTGGAAAGATAAGATTGGCGAAAGTCTTTGGCACTGTGAAATACAAAATGTTGGCGGTGCAATCTGGGGAGCGACTGGTAAGACATTCGACGGCGCCGTCGCTGGTTGTTATAACGAAGCGATGAAATCAATGCCTGGTGTACCGGAGGAATTTGATGTATGCGGGTTTTGCGGTTCGAAGGTATTGCAAGATGGCATAGACACCGCCACCAACAGGTGTAGGCAATGTCGCGATATTTATAGGCTCGAGAAAAGACTTAGTGAATTAGAATCAAAGCGTTAACGCGCTTTTTTTATATTACAACGTTTAGTAGGGCGGGAGTTTCTTTGGTGTGACCCGCTTAAAAAAACCACAAACCAAACAACTCTAGGCCGGTAGAAGTCGGCGACAAACTAAGTAGGTAAATCTGGGCTCTGTCCTGACCTTGACAACCCAGTCCCCCGTGAGATGTCTATAACTAAATAGACCTCTTGCGAGGCCTACTTAGGAGTAATCATTCTGTGTAGAGTTACTACACCGAATAAACTACTAAACTACATACATAACCAGTGTTTGTACCCTAAGCTTAACACGGGGGTATAAAAGGTCAAGCTATGGGTTGATTTCTTTAACGAGTTGTGCTAGGGTAAAAGTAGGTATATCTTCAAGGTTGATCTGGACTCCATCCAGGTTGCATAGTAGGTTTGCTCTTACTAGGTTGGCTTTATGTCAACCTTGAGAATATACGCCTCTCTCAAGCACTACTTATAGTCTTGGGAGTTTTAAGTTAATATTATGGAAACTTGTTGTAGCCTCATCGGGACAATGGTGAACGTTCTTATTATTATATTCGCTGTCTTAATGTTTTTCTAAGCCATGATTGACTGGATCAAGGTTAAAAACCACTACCTGAAAACAACAGATTCACTGGAAACGACAGCGGATCACTTTAAGATTGACCAAAGTGGTGTTAAGGGGCGAGCCTCTAGGGAAAAATGGCAAGAAGCTAAAAAGGAGTTTCAACGAAAGGTCGACAGGATGGCAACGGAAAAGAGTATAGAACTAAAGGCTGAAGATCTTGCCCAAAAAAATACTCGGCGTGCCAAAATGTGGAAAGATTTGGAAAACCTTGTTTATTCTAAAATTGAGGTTGTGAAGACAAGGATCCAAACCGGCACTATCTCTGCTGTTTCGGATAAAGACTTGAAAGGCCTGGAGCAAGTCGCTAATATTATGAAGACCGCGACTCAAGGCGAACGCCTCGAAGACGGTCAGCCTACATCGATTCAGAAAGGCGAGATGGAGCATACCGATAAGACTTTAGAAGATATTTTAAAAGGCAATGGAATCATTGGAGCAAAACTTAAAGAATCTCAGCGGGAAAGAAGTGGAGAGGTTATTGATCGAAAAGCAGATAAAGATAGTGGACAAGCAAAAAAGGACAGTCCCGTTGATCCTAAACCCAGTCCAGTCAAAGTTCCACCGGGAAATGACAAACCGGAACTGGATCCTAAAGCCCCGGCAAAAGGGGTTTAGTACCTATATCCTGGCCAGGTACTTCTTAAAGTGCATAACCATCGAAAATACTAGTGCCGTAGTAGTCTCCCATGACAAGGATTCTACCCGGAAGCTGTTGCAGAAAGTTCACTTCATGAAAGAGCATCTGCCAGTGCCTATTTCGGCGCGATATGACTCAAAGGATGAGCTAACTTTCCCAAAGACTAACTCCAGGTTTTATATAGGTACGGCTGGCACGAAGTCTTTTGGTCGAGGTGATACAATCTCTGACCTGCATTGTTCTGAGTTGCCACGCTGGAAAGACCCGGACATTGTTATGGATGGATTACTCGAAGCAATTCCGGAGCACTGGTCTACAGAGATCAACGTTGAAGCAACAGCACAAGGACAAGGGAACTTGTTTCATCATGGTTACTTAGATGCAAAGGCTAAGAAGAATGGATTCAAAGCACATTTCTTTCCTTGGTTCTTTGATAACGAATACCAGATCATTCCACAGGTCGGTTACCAGCCTAATAGTAATTACGGCACGCCAGAGGTTGGCCAGATGCACAATTTGACTGTAGCGCAGATGGCTTGGCGGGACATGAAGATTGGTCGCAAGCGTGGCAACATCAAGGCTTTCCTCGAAGACTATCCCGAAAATGATGTTAGCTGCTTTACACAAAGCGGCAACCCGATATTTGATTCTACTTATTTAGTCATAAGAACTGGTTACACAGCGCCAGTTATAGGGAAAAGATATGTTATTGGTGCTGATACTGCCGAGGGGCTTGCGACGGGTGATTGGTGTACTGCAACGGTCATTGAGCCGGAGAGCGGCAAGGAAATTAAAGCTATCAGAGGTAAATGGGCGCCGAGTATCTTCGCACACAAACTTTCCGAGCTAGGCAGGCTTTACAATAATGCCTTGATGATGGTTGAGAGAAACAACCACGGTCATGCCGTAATCCAAAAGCTTCAGGATTTGAATTACACCAACATGTTCAGAGGTCACGACGGCCGTCTCGGTTGGCTGACGATGGAGCGAAACAACTACATGATGATCGACGAGCTGGTGGAAGCAATCCGCACCGGAGAATACAAGATTGCTAGCCCGCAATTTATTGTCGAAGCTGCTGAAATGCAGTATGATGAAGATGGTAAAATCGTAGTGAATGGCAGAGACCATCATGGTGACACAGTGATTGCGACAGCCATTGCTTGGCAAGGTAGAAAATACTTTGCTGGGACTAAGATAATTTCAAAGAAAAAAAGGAAACGTTATGTATAAAGGCAAAAGATTAATTCATGTTATAGGTAAATTAAAGCTGTTCTTTTCGCTTGACCCCGACTATCGTCTCTGCAACAGATGCAGAATGCGCAGAGCTGTTCATCTTATCGAGCAAAAACAAGGGATGAACTATTCTGAAAATACTCGGGTTTGCTCTCACTGCTATGAGCAAGCATTCAAGAAAGAGGGATGGACAATAAAGAAAAACTATGTCAAAGTCACTCGCCGATAGAATACCAGGCACAAAGCTTTATAACTCAATAGGTCGTACAGATGAGCCAAAGCGGTATATTCCATGCGGCCATGAAGCTCGTATTGCTAAATACGAGAGGAACGAATTACTTTTTGACGGGCATCACAAAGAGGCTCTTGACTACTACCTTGATCGTTTCGACAATATAGAACAGAAGCGAGTATTCTACATAGCTTATAATTTCACACAACTGCTTTCACTAAAGATGGCAGACTTGTTATTCCAGGAGCCGATCGAAGTAACGACAGAGGGATCAGGAAAGCGTGTGAAGCCAAGCCCTGACGATAAGTTTATTAAGAATCTGCTCACAGACAATGATGCGCAGATTACTTTTTGGGAGAGCGCCGCAACCAATTCCTTTTTCGGTGACGATGTTTACAAGGTCATCAAAGACGAAGATGGGAACGTCAAGTTCTTCCCAATCAATCCTACTGTTTGGTTCCCTGTTCTGGACAAAGAAAACCCTCGAGAGGTTAATCACCATGAGCTTGTCTGGAGCCGCTTCGTAAACAGGGCTGGTAAGGAACCCCTGGAGTACGTTAGGAAAGAACTGCATTATAAGGACAGAATAGAGAACAAACTGTTTGTTGTTATGAAAGATGCCCATGGCAAAAATGCTCTTCGGGAAGTTCCACTAGCTACGCTGCCCGACCTAGCAGATGTGAAGCCGACAGAGCCGAATCCAACAGGTGAATTTCTTATCATACCTATTCCTAATTTCAGGGTGGCTGGTCGCTATTTTGGTATATCTGATTACGAAATTATTATTAGTCTTATTGAAGAGATCAACCAGAGGTTCTCTCAGGTTGCCACTATACTGACACGTCATGCTGCACCTCACATGCAAGTTCCACCAGGTACATTGGACGAAGATGGCGAGTTTGTAAAAAGCTATGAATCAGATTCGCAGGGCGATATTTACGAGGCGCCACAAGGTGCTGATGGTAAAGGTGGTAAAGCTGTCGAGTATATTACCTGGGATGGCAAACTTGACATGGCCTACAAGGAAATCGAAATGCTTGTTGAGCAAACGAGTTTTTTGGCGGAATTATCTGCGGCTTTATTTGGTAAAGATAAAGGCGGCAATGTCATCAGCGGGAGAGCATTAAAATATAAAGCGCTTAGTACTCTGTCTAAGGTGGCTCGCAAAAAGAAATACTACGACCGTGCTATTAAGCAGATAGTCTTCGTATCTAGTTTATTAAAAGGAAAGAAGATAGAACCAGGCAAGATCAGTATTGTTTGGGGTGACGGGCTTCCGTTTGACGAACTGGAAGCAGCAGAAGCCGTGGAAGCTTGGAAAAGAGCAGGAGCTATTAGTACCCGGTCATCAGTAGAACGCCGAATTGGCAGGGATCGAATGGAAGAGGTCGAGGCAGAGCTAGAGGAAATAGCAGAAGACTCGAAGACTGGCTTTGAAACAGAGGGCTTTGATGCTAATAAAATTAAGTTTCCTGGCGAAGGGGAAGAAGAAGAAGAAGAGGAGGAGAAAGGGAATAAATAATGGCCGGTAGAAATGACAATGATCCGGTTGAAGACGAGAAAGAAATTGCTCGGATGAAGAAAATCTTTACGGCTGCAAGTATTGCGGTGGCTGCATTGCTGGCCTCTATACCAAAAAGGAAACTTACTAGAGATCAGTTCATGCGCCAGCTTGACGGCATTCTTCGTGTGACCCAAGGACAGATCAATGGCACAATCATGATAACTGTGCCGATAATCTACACACAGGGTATTAACCGGGTTGATCGATTTGCGGCTGAGAACCGTATTGCTATAAAGCGCTACCCTCCACCGCTGCATCGGCTTGCGGTAAAAGATTTGGCAGAAAGTATTCAGGCCAACTTTGCTGAGGGCATCCGTGGCGTTCGTCGCAATAGCATGCTTGTCTTTGATGAAGCTCTTCAGGTAAGAATTAGGCAAGAGATTGCCAGGAAAAATATAGAGGGATCGACTCTTAAACAGGCCCAGAATGCAATAAAAGGTATTCTAAAAGATCGTGGTGTGGTATCATTGGTGGACAGAGGCGGTAAAACATGGCAGCTCGACACTTATGCCGAGATGCTCGCTAGAACAAAATCTACAGAGATTCACAATACCGCGGTCGCCAACAGATCTGTTGAGTACGGGTTTGATCTTGTACAAGTGAGCGCTTTTGGCACAGCCTGCGCAGAATGCGCCGTCTGGGAAGGCAAAGTGCTATCACTGACAGGTGCTAGCCCCGGTGTGCCTACTGTTCAAGAAGCGGAAAGCGAGGGATTGTTTCACCCAAATTGTAAACATACTTACTATACGATCACTGAAGAAGAAGCCCAAGAAGAGGGGCTGCTACCTAAAGAGTAAATTTATTTAATATAAGACACTAAAGTCTTTAAAATGTTTTACGACACTAAAGTCGCTAAAACGTGAATCAAAAACAATATGTCAAAAGACGAAGATTCAAAGGACAAGGGCGATCCTAAAAACCCTGCTGACAAAACAGGTAAAAATGAAGACGCCGGCAAGAAAGACGAAAAAGATAATCTTGACGGCAAGACAGTGCCTCTCAAAAATCTCAGAGATGTTGAAGGCAAACTCGGCGAGGCTAACTCTCAACTTAAAGAGTTTAAAGACAAGGAAGAAAAGGCGAAACGAGATGATATGAAAAAGAAAGGAGATCAAGATAAACTAATTGATCAACTAGAACTTGAGAAGAAAACGGCGGAGGAAAAGGTAGGGAAGCTTTCCGAAACAGTGGAAACCATTGTTAAACAGAAAACTGAATCTATTCCCGAAGACAAACGTTCTCTGATTCCAGGGAATCAAAGTCCGGCGGAACAGCTTAAGTATATTACTGAAAACGAAAAGCATCTGACTGACGTTGATAGTAAGTCAGTTGGGACCACAACCAATCCTTCCGGCAAAACCACAGAAGATGGAAAGAAAATCTTTACTCGGCAAGAGATTAGAGATATGTCTACAGACGAGTTTGTTAAAAACACTGATGAGATTAATCGTCAATCCCGTGAGGAATTGATTAAATAATCCATTTAACAACTCAAACGTATGGCTCAGGAAATTACCAATTATATCCCTGAAGTCTGGTCGAAATTTGCGATTGTTGCCCGTGACGCCGCTTTTGTCATGGCCAACCTCGTAGACCGACAATTCGAATCAGAAGCAGACTTTGGTGATACGTTTCACGTGCCGTCTGTCAGCGACCTTGCGACATCTGATGTCCCAACAGGTGCAGATGGAACAGAAGTTACCTTCCAAGAACTTTCGGAAGCTAACACTGACATCACAGTAAACACATATAAAACAGCCGCTTACCGACTACCAAAGAAACAGGTACGGCAGTCAATGCAGAACTTACTGACTCGATGGGCTCCAAAATCAGGTACAGCCCTAGCAAAGGTAGAAGATACATCCCTGTTGACACTAGGCCAATCCTTGACACAAACCGTTGGCACGGCTGGCACCGACATCACCGATGCTGTTTTCCGCGATGCTATTCAGGAGCTAGATGATGCTGATGCTCCAGACGACGACCGTCACTTTGTCATTAAGCCTTCACAGAAAAATGCCTTACTTGGCATAGATAAGTTTGTGGAAGCTGGCAAGGTTGGAACTGATGAATTCATCCGCAATGGCATGATGAGAGACGGCGGGGCAAAACCCCGTGGCTTTTTCGGCCAATTGTATGGCATCAATATCTGGGTAACGACTAATGTTACGACTACTGGTAGTTCTCCTATTAGTACTTACAACATTATGTTCCATCGAAGTGCATTCGCATTGATCGAGCAGATTAATGCACAACCGTTCACACCGGACACATTCTGGTTTGATCCGGACGAAAAGGTGTACAAGATGGCTCCAGAACTCTTGTATGGTGTACAAACTATGCGAGACGACCACGCTGTCCAAGTTCTCACCTAGAGATAATGCAATACGGGGCTTCTATTGAGGAGCCCCGTATAACAGATGTTAGCTTACCAATGTTTAGTTACTATAACTGACCATGATTATTCAAATTGCTACACCCCACGATAACTTTAATGGATATGGGATGACCCGGGATAACCTTGAGCGCTGCTTGCGCAAAGAGGGAATCACCTGGAATCGCTATCCTGACAAAGTTGTAAACGTGGGGCTTTGTTATTCTTACCCGGCAGCGGTGCAGAATCTAACCAAGTGTAAGAAGAAGATAATCTACACTATGTTTGAGAGCACGAAGATGCCCAAGGACTGGTATGAGCATTTTACAGAAGCTTCTAAGATTCTAGTGCCGTCTCGGTTTGTTCAAGAAACATTGCTACGATTCGGTTTTAATAGCGAGGTTGTTCCCCTGGGAATAGATGGCGACACTTTTGGGTTTTTCTGTCGCATTCTCGACCGCAAGCCAAATAAAGAGTTCACTTTTTTACATTACAATGCGTTCAATTCTCGCAAGGGCTGGTGGGACTTGCATAACGCCTTTATTCAGGAGTTTAAACCCGCAGAGCCGGTGAAGATGATCTATAAGGTCACTACAGAGGCGAAGAGTCTCGACATTAAATATCCCAATATTGACGTTATCAGGGAAGATTATTCAGCAAAACAACTATCCGATCTATGCAAAAGAAGCGACTGTTTTGTATTCCCATCAAAAGGAGAGGGCTTTGGCCTACCACCGCTAGAAGCCGGCGCAACAGGCATGCCAGTAATCACAGTTGACGCTCACGGCATTAGCGAATACTTTAACGACAAATACTTCAGAGGGCTATACTACGGCTACGAGCCAGCTGAATACGCCGCTCTGAAAGGAGACCTTGGTAATTTCATCAGGGTTCCAGTTCCCGAACTTAGAAGAGAAATGAGACGTGCTTACAACGATTGGAGTGAAAATCCTAAGAAGTATTATCACCAGGGTATGGCGCTCGCTCACTATGTGCATGAAAATTATAGATACGAAAATGCAGCCAAGAAACTGGCAGTCATCTTAAAAGAATTTGATCATAATTAAATGAACAATATTGTAGTAATTGACAGTAGCTTTAACAGGGATAAGCTGCTTATGGTTGCCAGGTTAATGCTGGAAGAGTTTCAGAAGGGCAATAAAACAGTATTATGCGGCACAGGTGATGCCATGGGTAAAATAGTATCGCTGAAACGCATTCTAGGAGATGTAAGTTGTCTCGATTCCGTTAAGGTAGGCCGTGATATTCTGAATGAAGTCAATGAAGCAAAAGACGATTTAGCCCCAAAGACTAACACCGTTGATAAATCTATAATACCGTTTGAAAAAAAAGGGCCTCTCAACGCTAAGAAAAAGAAGATGACGATTTTGTTCGGTTGTTCACAGTTCGATATTTTCTCTGGGATGCCTAAATATAATCTGAATCTAGCCAAGCAGTTGAGTGAAATGGGCATACGGGTGATTATTAGTTCAAATCGTTTGGGTGATCCGTTGCAAGGGATTGCCGAGGAGAATGGAATTGAATGTATGTCCTTTGCAGACATTGACAGTATCAAGGACGTCAAGATTGATGCAATGGTATTGTCAGAACAAGAGAGTGTCTTATTGCTCGAGAAATTTCCAAATACTCCAGCAGTGTTCATCTCGCATTCTAAGATGGCCTGTGATAAACCGATCACAGGTTATTGTCAGATAAGGAAATATTTAGCGCCACGAAAACAGGTTAGCAATTATTGGAAAAAGGTGTGCAATGTGGACTTTGACATCTTGCCAATACCAATCGACTTTCAAACCTTTAGCGCGAAGAGGTCGGCCTCTGGTACGAAACATAAAATCCTTGTACCATGTACAGTAGACCTGTTACGACGACCAATGTTCCTGAACCTAATAAAACGAGCTAAGCAGAAGAATGTATATGTAGAGATTATTGGAGAAGACCTGGGAGCTCTTGAGGGCGAGAAGTTACCGGATCGTTTCAGGCTCTTGCCTCCGGTCAAAGATATGGCGGGTGTAATGGCACAGTATGATGAAGTGGCCGGAATTTATATAGGAACAGTCACCCTAGAAGCATGGGCTATGGGCAAAATCACATCGGTCTATGATTCAAAGGGCAAGTATAGAATGGTGAAGCCCTATAGTAATTTCAAGGAGTCTCATGATGTTATAAATGTTGCGAAGAAGCTAGTTGATATCTTAAAGGAGAAAGACGCTGATATAATTATTCCGCACTATGATCAGGCAGCACTTCTGGCACAGACTTTGAAGTCCATCGATATGAAGCGATTCAACGTCATCATAGTCAGGGGTGGATCGTATGCTAATGGTTGTAACAAAGGAGCGAAGTTAGCAGAAACAGATAACTTGATTTTCAGCAATGATGATATGGTGCTAAGTTCGCAAGCATTATGGAGGCTATGCGATTCCGCAAAAGATATCGTCGGCATAAAACAAAAGTACCCGGATGGCTCAGACCTGTGCCTGGGAATATTTATCAATCAGTTTGGTAATTATGAATTGTCGAATGATCCAGAGAAAGTCATGTACCCTAGTGGTGCGATTTATAGAGTGAAGAAGAAAGTCTGGCAAAACCTGAAAGGACTTAATGAGAAATTTATTAACGGAGGTGAAGATCAAGACTTTTTCTTGCGGGCATTAGAACAGGAACACACCCTGGGCTTTGTAGAGGGGGAAGTTATTCACTATTGTTCACAAAGCACAGGTAGGTTCGATCACATGAAACAAAACGATGTCGTCTTGCACAACCTGTGGCCAGAAGATCGGTTACTTAAAATACTAGGGGTGAAATACAAACAGGAAAGTGAGATTCAATTTAGGAATAGGTTTAATAACATCGACACGAAGTGAAATACAATACATCAAAAAAGACGAGTGGAATGATGGAAGCTTATCGACCTATTTTTAATAACTTAAAGGGTAAGCATGCTAAGGTGTTTGAAATAGGTATAGACAAGGGAGGGTCGTTAGAACTGATAAGGGATTCTTTAATTAATGCATTTGTTCTTGGGATAGATATTAAATTACCTGACAGGCATATCAAAGGTGTTAAAATGGAAATATGCAACCAGAATGACAGCCTGGAGCTGGGTGTACTGGGGGAGTCGCTCGGCAAATTCGATTTAATTATTGATGACGGTTTACACAGAGTAAAAGAAACTCGAAATTGTTTCGACAATCTTTTCCCCCACCTTGCGGACAAGGGAGTCTATATAATTGAAGATTGGTCAGCTTGCTACAGGGAAAAAGAGCCAATG